TGAAAAAGATCGCGATGTTTTGGCGCGCACGCTTTACGGCGAAGCCCGCGGCGAAACATTGGCCGGCCAGATCGCCGTAGCTTGGACTATCCGCAACCGCGTGAACGATGGCAAGGACCGTTCATGGTGGGGAGAAGGCTATGCCGGCGTGTGCCAGAAGCCATATCAGTTCAGCTGCTGGAACAAGAGCGACCCGAACTTCGCCTACTTGAGTGGCACAAAGCCAATTCCATTCCGCGAGTTGGCACAGGCGCGGATTGCCGCTGACCAAGTGATCGACGGAAAGGTGCCCGATCCAACCGGTGGCGCCACGCACTATTACGCGACCACCATGCCGAAGGCGCCGACTTGGGTGAAGGGCGCCACTCAGACCTTGAAGCTGGGTCACCACGTTTTCTTCAAGGATGTGCCGTGACTGCGCATCCTTCCTTTATATAGGGATTGTGTTTGGTCGGCAGAACGCCGGGGAGGGGTGTGCGTGAATATTGCGTGACTTTGCGTGACTCTATGTTGATCTATAGCTATTCGATTGCAGCGAGCGCCAGAGAAATCAACCATGTACCGAGTGTTTGCTAGGGTCCTGCGTGCATGGGGTGCTAGGGGTCGAGTGTTCGAATCACTCCGTCCCGACCATATAATTCAATGACTTAGGCCAATGTTCGCAGCATTGGCCTTTTTCATGTGCGTGACATTTGCGTGACTCCTCTGTTTTTCACGCCTGTTTCCTCTTCAAGATCGTCAGCACCGGTCCACGCGAATCGGTTGCTGATACCATGTTCGCAGCTTCAATCAGATGCCCGAGCTCAGCGCCCGAGTAGTGACTGGTGATGCTGCCGTTCTTGTGGCCCAGAAGTGCCTTGCGGTCTTCCTCGGTGACGCCTGCTGCGCGTAGTCGACGGCCAAACGTGTGTTTGAGGTCATGGATCCTTATCGATGCATAACCTGGGTGAGCGGGGCGAAGGTTTTCCTCCTGCCAGAGTTTCGCCGCTCTCACCCGCGCCTTCTTCCATGCTGTGTCGTTCATCCGGTGTATCGCGTTGCCGTTGTAAGGGAAAACCCAGTCCTTACTCAGGCCGCGCTGCCGATCGATGATCGACTTGGCCACGCTGTTGAGCACCACCAGTCGCTCATCGCCGTTCTTCACACCAGACCGCGCGTGTCTGCCGCCGAAATCAGCCGGGATCAGAAAAACGTTGGTCCCGAGCTCCGGCACCGAAATCTCCCAATCCCATCTCAGCTTGCAGACTTCCTGCTCACGCGTGCCGGTGTTCACCTTGAACAACGCCATCGTTTGCAGGTGAGCCGGCAATTCAGCAAATAGAATCGACTGCTCCTGCCATGACATCGGGTACGGCTTGCGGCTCGACTTCTTCTCTTCCAGCTTCGTGAGCATCGGCACGCTATCCAGCCACGGTCTGCGCTCATCGTCTCGCCACTTCCTGGCACACAACGATAAAACCCGAACCACACGCTCTATCGAGATGTTCACCGTTCTGTTGCTGACACCTTTCTTTACCTTGCCGCCCTCAAGCGTCTTGGTCGCCAGCCTGTCCTTGATGAACGGCGCCAAGGCCTGATCGTCAATGTGGGTCAGCGCCATGTCGCCTATGAACGGGTCCAGCTGTGAAAGGTGGTGCGCCGACAGCTTGAATGACGGCTGATCCTTGATCTCAAGGAGGAACTTCATCGCAGCATCCCGCCACGTCCTCACTTCCCTTACGCCGTACACTTTTTGCTGCCGGATCTGTTCAAGCCTGAAGATCAGGTAGCGCTCTGCTTCTTGCCGGTCAGTTGCCCCAGTAGATTCGTAAAGTCTTTCGCCGTTGATCTTTTTGTCGATATGCCAGATACCTTTCCTTTGGGAGAGGCCTGTGATCGTTTTTCGCGCCATTGTGTATCTCCTTTCTGGCGCTCGCTGCGGGGCAATTGTTGCTCCGGGGCGCGGTTTTTATCAATTGCTTTGGCCGCCACGTAGGAGGAGGCCCATTCGTCCAGCTCCTGACGGTCGAATCCGACACCGCGCTCGCCGATAGGGAACTCGTTCACGTATGGGCGGACGATCTCGTTAAACAGTGGAAGAGACATACTCAGGTACGTAGGCGCCTCGCCAGCCCGAATGAACCTTGGGGCAAGTGGCAGGCTTCTGGCGGATGCTTTGTTGCCCATGGGCGTATTGCTCCATGCCGCGCGTGGCGGCAGAAGGTGGTTATTCGGTTTTGGCAGATGTCGCGGACGGCTGATCGGCCAGCGGCGTGTAGGTTTCGCCTTTCCGTTCGGCGGATGCCTTGCGATACGTCTCGTTGGTGTAGGGGGCGTCAGGCTCGCGGCGTACAAAGGTCATCGAGTAGGTGGCACCTTTTGCGCGATGTGTAGCGCTGCAGTACTTCTCGATCAGGTATTGGGCGTCGAGCTTGTCGCCTTTCTCGGCCCTGCTGCCGGTGCCGATCGTCCCACCCTTCCATGATCCTTTCTCGGGACCGGTCTCACCGTCGAAGGCGATATCGAGCTCAACGAAAGTGCGAGTAGGGCGCAGGGCGCTGAAGTACTTCTTCACCCAGCCGGTACCGATGCGGTATACGCGCTTCTCCATGTGGCAGTAGGCGCGGATCTCTTGTCCGTCATAGTCCTTGAGCAGAAACACGTAGCGCGGCATTGCGTCCTTGATGGCGTAGCTCTCTTTGTAGCCAAGGCGGACGGCCTTGTTCTTCTCGATATGCTCGACACCGCCTGCATCGCAGAAAGAATGCAGGACCATGTCGAATTCGCGCCAAGGAAACGAAAAGTACCGCGACCTTGAGGTTTGCGAATCCCAAGTGCTCGGCCCGAAGCTGGTGTGCAGGCCACTTGTCTGCATATGGAAGCCAAACCTGCGAGGGTGGTACTCGAAGTAATCAAGGTGACCGACTTGCTCCAGTCTCTGTGCTGTGGCTTCCGGGCTCAACGAGGTGAAGGTGTGCTTCTGGGCATACGGCTTGATGATGCGTGGAATCTTGATCCAGGCTGAGTACTTCCAAGCCTGAATGATCAGCTTGTTGCCCGGGTAGTCGTCGTTGTTTCCGGAATCAAGGTTGATGCCGAGCACGCTGTCGCGCTGGCCTTTGTAGTAAAAGTCGATGAAGTTGAGGATCACGACCTTGTCGTGCCATGGGTTGACCCGGAAAACGTGGCGGGACCGCCAAGCTTTGATAGTTTCGAGCATGCAGAATTCCTCGCCCGCCGTTCACCGGCAGGCTGGCAAGTGGAAGAGGGGTTACTTGCGGCGCTGGAAGTCAGTGCAGCGGACGATCACGGTCTGAGCGTCCCGGGCGAGCGCCGGCATGGTGCTGAAGGGAAGGTGGCTGCAATTGCGGTGGGCGTGGATGCAGGTGGCGCACATGCCGCCTTTGGGTTGGTAGTTCATCACCGCCTCCCCTTCTTGTAGCAGTACACGTAGGCGAACCAGGCGAGGGCGATCATTGATTCAGCTCCTTGACCTTGTCGAGACAGGTGCGGGCGATAGATCCATCCTCGATAAACCACGGCTCAGACTCATGCCATAGGATGTTCATAGGCTCTCCACTACAACTGTCCCAATTCAGTCCGTCATCGGTCGAGTAGTGGTCGCGGTCTGCATAGAACTTTATGGATTCGGTAAGCGCTGCTATCTGGGAGCGCTGACAACAAATAGTCTTCCAGTGCTTGGCGATCCCTTCTCGATACCAGTCGATAGAGTGGTTTGGATTCGGCTCGCCCATGAACGTCGGTGCATTTTCTTCGTTCACCTCACCACATGAAATCGGCTCTTGGCACTCGCCGACAGGCCCCGCTTCCTGAGCGAGAACGGCGCGGACTACGTGCAAGATGCTTTCGGCGTGATGTTCATGATGGCCATAGCCGAGGCGATCCATTTCCTTTGCGACTACTTCAATAAGTGGATCGCTCATGACTTGGCCTCTTCGGGTTTGGCGAGGGCGTTGCGTTCGATTGATTCGGCAAGCCAGCGCTGTAGCGATTCTTCGTAGATCGTTTCGCCTTCGCAGTAATCCAGCAGGTAGCCGACAAAATTGTCATAAACCTGAAGCTCCGCATTCCGCCGCTCGGCGTCCGCAAGGCGCTGCTGAAGATCGATGTTGTGATGGATGACTGTATCGAGTTCTTCCTCTGAATCGGCCAGTTCTGCGCGCAACTCTTCCTGCTTTTCGATTGCTGCCTTGTACGCGACTTCAGAGTTGTGTTCGTTGCGCTTTGCAGTGGCCAGCTCTTCCCGCAAAGCAGCCAGTTCGGACTGGGCGGCGTCATAGTCGGCCCCAAGAACAACAGTGATCCGCCCGAGGGATACACCCTCAGCGAGCCCCGTGTCGCTCACGTGGTAATACTTTACTTGGCTCATGTGGCGTCCTAACCGGGTCAGGCCCGGGCGGTGGAGTGGCAATTTGATGTTGGTTTGTGGTTTATTGCTGCACGTTTTTATGAGTTAGACGAGGCAGCTGGTGAGCATAGAAAATCTAATGATGACAATTCACAGAGTTCCTAAAATAGAGTTGGATACTGGAACAGACTGGACTGCCGTTTGGACTGCTGTCGGAACTTCGCTCGCCACGATCGCGGTGGTGTTAATAACAACCTTATATACGGCATATTCTTTTCGTAAAACAATTAAGGCGCAAAAGGAATTGGCTGATGCACAGGAAGCGAGTCGCATAGCGCATTCGAAAGCTGAAGCTGTTGCACGCAGCAGACAAGAATGGATCAATAGCCTAAGAGATGCGGTGGCTACGTTTATCGCTACGGGAGATAATGTTTCCTCATCTTCAAATAAGCTCCATGATAGACAACCTTTGATACCGGAGACTCAAGCTGATGTTCTTCATGCACAAGATCTCTATGACAGGCTTTATTCAGAATTTGCACAAAGTTTATCTACGGCAAAATTGCACTATGCAAAAGTTCAGCTATATACAAATCCAACAGAAAAAGAGACCGAAGAGCTGATTTCAGCAATGAATGCGTACCTCGAAGCATGCTCGAACCGTAGCCCTAGTGCAGACCTAGGAAACGCGGTTGTTGAGGTTGCTCAAAGAATCATTAAAAAAGAATGGCTTAGGGTTAGGGATATGAAATCGTAGTGGAAACCGGTCACCTCTTCTATTCGAAACCGTTCCTTACAAACTCTGTGTCTGACCCAAAGTCCAGAAGGTCACACACTCGGTTGATGATCTTCAGCGCCGCGTCAAACACCTTGGCGTCATCCGGCTCTCGGCTCAGTCGCTTCATGTTCGGCTGATGCTCCAGGCAGACCTTGTCGACCAGTCGATGAGCCAGTGCGCGAAGCTCATCGGCGCTGTCATGGGCGCGCAGGCTCAGGGCGAACGACAGAGCGACATCGCTAGGCTGGTACTGCCCGCCGCTGCGGGTGTTGTAGAGCTTTCTGACCGAAGTCATCCAGCTTGGCAGGGCCACTACCCCGGAGGCTGTCTTGTGCATGATTGATTTCCTTCAAGCCGCTCGGTGGAAGGTCAAGGTGTGTTTGCCGGCGTCGGCAGGCGATTCGTACGCGTTTCATCGAAAGGCTGGCTTCGCTTTTGGGTAGTCGATTTCGTAATCACGGATCAACCGAAGCAGCAGCGTTGTGCTGACGCCCAAGGCCTTGGCGCACTGGGCTCGGTTGATCTTCTTGGCCATGCAGTCCTTCACTCGAATGACCAGTAGAGCCTCAGACTCTGGCGTTACCTTGTTCGGCGCATAGGCCTTCTTAGGCCCTGCTACAAATTCGATCTTGTAGCGCCTGCCGATTGCCCGAAGCCTGCCGAGCGATATGCCTTCCTTCTCGCAGATCTCATCCCGGTTCAGGGTTTCGGCCAGGGTTCGAATGCGTGACGCCTGCTCCGATGATTCGGCTTTAACCGCGGGACGTTGGAAGTTCGGCGTTTGACGGCCTTCGGATATCGATCGCGCGGGAGCATTGGCCTCGGGCTCGGTAATCTCGCCACCCTTGGACAAGAACGCCGCGATACTCGCCGCAATCGACGCTCTGTCCTGGTCCTTCATTTTGATCATGCTGAGTTCGGTGCTGATCATGCTGCGATCCCCAATACCCGGTTCATGCGCTCGTCGAGCAGATCGTAGAAGGTCTTCACCCGCTCGCTCAGCTTGCGAATCAGCACCTCGTCGCGATAAACGCGCTTCACGAACAGCGGCATTCCGGGCCAGTAGCTGATGAAGTCGATCCACTCACGCTCTGAAACCCACAGGCCGCCCTGGCACTGCGCGACGTGCTCTTTCGGCACTTCGTCGGCAAGGATCACGCCCACCTGGAACTTGGGGAGCTTGGTTTTTATCTCGGTCAACCCGCCTTCACCGACTAGCGCATCAGGGGAGTAGCCGATTCCGTGATTGAGGATGATCCCGACTTGCTTGGTGATTACGCCTTCGCGGTCCTCGTACAGGCTGCGCGCAACCTGCTCCAATTCATGCCCGCGAATCGTAGCCCGGGTCTGGAAGGGCAGCTCGGCAGCCTCTTCGGTGATGCGTTCGCCAATCAGCTGATCCATGTAGGTGAAGGCCGCCACGCCGAACCCGGCCTCGCCCTTGCCGCTGACCAGGAGCGAATCCAGTTCGGAAGCAGTGACTATCCCAAGCCGCAATGCCAGCCACTCGGGCGTTCCCTGCTCGATATCGGTGATGATCTTCATTTTGCAGCCTCCGCAGCCTTAATGGCCTTGTTGAGTTGAGCGACCAGAATGTCGTGACGGGCCTTCGGTACGCACTCGACCGAGCCATACTCGCCAGTGAACCAATCACGGGTTTTGTCGGTGCAGCGGTCCAGCAGGGCGGTGATACCTGCAGCCTGTATCGAGGTGACATTGGCCGTTGGCACCGCTGCGTGACCGTCATCGTCTTCGCCGCGGGTGGTCAGGTTCAGCAGGGCGGACATGACGTACCGCTTGCCGTAGCTGGTCGACGATCCGACTGCCTGGACAGCGTTCTTGCTGCCGCTGGTGTCGAGCGGCAGTAACATGGTGGTGCTTTCGCGATGGCCTGCCCGGTGCATCAGAATCCCGGTAACGCTCAACCCTGCAGCAACGTTCTCGACCTTGAAGGTGATCGCAAAGCCATGCGTCTGCATGATTGGCTTGATCACATCGTTGATGTCCTCGAAGGTGGCGTAGTCGCTGCGCTTCTGGCCGTTGACGACGATGGCACCACGCTCTGCAATGCTCGGGATGTCGCTCTGCATGGCGGCCATGGCAGCGTTGAATTCGGCCTGAGCGTCACGCGCCTGCATCCGTTCGTGCATTGCCATCAAGCGTTCAAGCTTGTCGATGTCGCACGCAGGATCTGCGGCTGCACGGCTGATGACGGCCATGATGCTGTTATCGCTGGAAATAGGCGCCACCACCTGGCGGCGCTGCTCCGGCATGATGATTTCAGTGGACATGCTGTCTGCCTCAGAATTGGATGGTGACGTTCGGGACTTCGCGGCGAGCGATCTTGAGGACGATGGCCTTGGCCAGTTCCTCGGTGATGTTGAGCGACATCAATGCCTCTTTGGCGGCGCCCATGATCTTGCTCTTGTGTGCCGCGTCCGCTTCCCGGGCCTTCTGCTGACGCAGGGCTTCGTCTGCGATGGCTTGCTGGCGGGCGATCTCAGCCAGTCGCGCCTGCTCAACGGCTTCTGCTTGGCGCTTCGCGGCGTCAATGCTCTGTTGTTCTGCGCGTCGGATGCCCTCAACACGATCCGCCTCAGCCTGAAGCGCTTGCCGCTCGGCCTGCTCGGCGGCCAGCTTCAGTTGCAGCGCCTGATTGGCGGCAGCGGCCTCTGCTTCGCGGGCTTTCTGTTCGGCGTCACGTTGAGCCTGGGCGGCCTGATCGATCAGTGCCTGTTCACGCTTGGCGGCGGCGTCACGCTCTGCCTGTGCACGCTGTTCGGCCTCAATGCGGGCCTGCTCAGCTGCTGCCTTGGCGATTGCTGCTTCATGGTCAGCCCTTGATCGGGCTTCAGCTTCAGCGCGCAGCTTGGCCAGTTCCGCCTGCTCAGCTTCGTATTGCTGGCGGGCGGTGAGGGCAGCACGAAGTACGCCCAGCGCCTTGTCCTTGGCTCGGGCGGCTTCGGCTTCGAACTCTTCCCAGGCATCGCCCAGGGCAATCGCTTCAAGCTGTGCGACGCGGCTGGCCAGGTCTTCGGCGGTGATGCCGTCCAGATCCACGGACAGCAACCGGAAGCGCTCTATTGCATCGTTGTGTTTTTCGACTCGCGCATCTTCGGCGGCCTGCCATTCATTCAGCGGGCGGCGGACCTCTTCTTGCCAGGTGTCCAGGGTGTCGCGAACGCGCTTGCGCTCAGCGTCGATCTTCTTCGGGACTTCCTTCAGGTCGGCGACCAGCTTCTTACCGACGTCGTCTAGGGCGGTCTTGGAGCGGGCAACCTTGTACGCCATCGAAGCGATTGCCTCACGACCTTTGCGGGTGCTGATGTCCGGCGTGAAGCCGTCGATCTCGGTGCGGATCACTTGCAGCCAAGGCTCCAGACCTTTTTCAGCGGAGTAGACGGCGAGGGCGGTTTCTTGCGGTGGCACAACGGCCAGTTGCTGTTCTGCGGACATGACAAATCCTTGCCGCGATGCTCGCAGCGTTTGAAGGTGTTGGTTAATTGGTGAGCTGGGTGCAGTAGGAGCTGGCCAGCATGACGAAGGTGGAGCCGATCAGGATGACGGCCGATCCGCGCCAGTTATAAAGGCGCTTGGCTCGCCGGTAGGAGGTCATGGCTTCACCTGCTTGCGGAAGCCGGCGTCGTAGAGCCGTTGAACGATGGAGTCACGCGGAGCGTATTGGCCGCCAGCAATGCTGGTCATCTCAAGGATCGAGTCTTTTCGCTCTTGTGACTCCACTTCCTCCGGCGTGCCAACGATGTAAAACGAATAGCTGGCGAGATCACCTACCTGCTCATGGTTGTATGAGAGGCTTCTGAATACTCCTACTTGGTCGCCGATAAACAACACCGTGACCGTCCCTTGATCGCACCCTCTAAACATCAGGCCGCAAACAGTCCCAACTGGCGGCAAGCCTTCGCCTGACCAAGCTGGCCGCGCTACCAGCCGAGGCATCGTCGAAAGGTCGTTCGGGTATTGCCAACCCTTGGTTGCCCAGCCTTCAGAGGCAAGCCAGTTAAACGACACATTGAGGAATTGCATCAGCCAGTTCTGATCCACCGGATCAAAGTGCGTTGCGCCTTCCGGCGCCTTGCTCCAATCAACGCTCATACGCGCACCTTGCAAGTCCACCGGCCCGCACACTTGCATGGCTGGTCGATCCATTTCACGTCTACCAGAAGCAAGAAACCCCGATTTCTCAGGGCTTCCACGATTCCTTCAAATGATCCGGCGATGATGGTCATGTCGCACTCCTTGGCTTATGCGCGATGGCGTCATCAAGCCGTTTGCAGTAGTGGTCGAACTCTTCAAGGCTGATTGCGCCGTCCGTGTAGAAGCGGGTGATGTTTCGCAGCACCAGGGTCTCGTACATGGGAGGGCAGCCAGCGTGATTCAGAGCGGCGATGTCTTGGTCTATAAGGATGTGAGGACTCACAACTCGTCGTCCTCTGCCTCTTCACGCTGGGCGGCGGCTGCATCGGCGGCGTGTGGACGAAGAAGGTCGGCAGCGATTTCCTCCAGCCGCTCGATCAACCGATCAGAGCCAAGCAGGTACTTGGCATGGGTGCGACAGTCGCTGCCGCTGCCGACAGCAGAGCTGATGACGAGTCGGGCGAATGAATCGCGATCATCCAGCCCGTCAATCTGCCGCTGATTCAGATGCAGCTGCAGGTGAGTGGCGTATTCCGCCGTGGTCACCTTCTGCACA